ATACGCAGCGGATTGTATTGAGCCATGGCGCGCAGCACCCGCAATTGCTGGCGATTGCGCCGAAGCATTTGCCCGTCGCTGCCTGCCGCGCGGTGGTGAACAGCCTGATCAAAAGCCGCCTGCTGATTGAGGTTGCTGCGCCGCGCGATCAATTGGCGATGGTGTGGCGCAAGGATGCGGATGGCACGCCGATCCTGATCCAGGTGACGGATGAGGGGCTGCGCGCCATTGGCATTGACCCGAATGAAGGGCGCGTGGCGCCCGACACGGCGCCGCAGGGCGGGGAAGACAGCGCGCCGCAACAGGACGACGCGGTGACGGAACAGCCCGTTCACCCCGCGCCAGAGGCGCCCAACATGGCCAGCGTGAACCTGCGGGAAGCCGCCGAGCGCTTGCTGGCAGCCTGGGAGGAAACTCCGCCCGCCAATACGGATAAAGACCCCATCGCGCGCGCCATGGACATGCTGCGCAACGCGCTCTCCCGCCGCGGCACACGCGCCACGGGCGCGCCACGCAAGCCGCGCGAAGGCACGAAGCAGGAAGTGGTGCTGGCGATGCTCCGCCGCCCCGAGGGCGCGACTGTGGCGCAAATTGCTGAGGCCACCGGCTGGGCACAACACACGGTGCGCGGATTTTTCGCAGGGCTGAAAAAGCGCCAGGGCATCACGGTGGAGATTGCCGAGCGCATCCGCCAAGTGGGGCCAAACAAGCAGGGCGCCAAAGGGTCATACACCGTCTACCGCGTGGCGGAATGAAGCTGCACAGCCACAGCGGCATGAATGATTGCATCAGCCAGGGATCATCGCGATCCCTGGCGCTTTATTGCCTTGGCTCGCGCGCAACACAGCGCGAAGCGTCCGTCACGCGAAGGGCATGCCGCCCCGCAAGACGGAGAAAGACCATGCAGCATCTGGACACCATCACGAAACTCAAGGGCCTCGCCGACCACACCCGGCTGAGCCACGCGCATTGGCTGCGCGAGGCACGCAAGGGAGGCATTGGCAAATACGGCCCAGCCTATTGCATCGAGGGCGCGGGCGTATGGCGCCGGAGGCTCGGCGAATTGCTGATGCAGATCCGCAAGGCGGAGCCGGCGCAATGAGCGCCGGCACAGAGCAGCGCTGGATCGTGCTTGGCGACGATGGGCGACATGTCTCCCTCGGACGTACTGAGCCGAGCGAGGCGCAAGTGAAGGCCGCCAGCGACGCCCTTGCCGCGCAGGGGCTTTCCGGGTGGCTGGCACGCATGCAAGGCGAATACTACAGCCGGAGGAAAGTGACGCTAGAACCCCTCCAGCGCATCGGTGCTGCGCAGGAGCCCGACTGGCAAGCCGCCCTTTCCGCATTCGACGCAGCGCGCCAGCGCGCCACACACTGACACCCTGAACCCTCACCAACGCGCGGCGGGAGGTCGCCGCCATGGCTGAACTGACACCCTCCACGCGTGAAGCCGCGCGACGCCTTGGCGTCAGCGATACCACCATGCACAAGGCCGAACGCACGGGGCGCATCGCGCGCGAACCGGATGGCCAGTGGGACATCGCCAAGACACGCGCTCGGCTGCTGGACACCGCAGACCCGCAGCGGTCCTCGCTCAACGGCAGCACTAATGCCGAGGGCACACCCTTCGCTCGCCTGAAGGTTGCGCAACTCGCGCTGAAGGTGGAAGCCCAGCGCCTGGCGCTCGATGAAAGCAAAGGCCGGCTACTCGACGTCGCGACGGCCAATGCGACGATTGATGAAATCGCCAGCACCATGCGTGACGCGCTGCTGAATTGGCCCGCGCGCGTGTCTGGCGTGATCGCCGCCGAACTCGGCGTCGAACCCCATCTGCTGCAAACAATCCTGCAGCAACACATCAATGAGCTTCTGACGGAGGCTTCCGATCGCTTCGACCCTCCCGGCATCGGCGGCGAGCGAGAGCCGCACGCGTGAACATGTGCGCCGCCGTGCCGGCGCCATGCTGCGCCCGCCCCCGCAACTCACTGTCTCGGCATGGGCGGAACAGCATCGCATCCTGGGCAGCCGGGCATCATCGGAACCTGGTCCCTGGCGCACGAGCCGGACGCCATATCTCCGCGATGTGATGGATGCGCTGTCGGCCGTGCATCCGGCACAGCGGATCGTCGTGATGAAAGGGGCGCAGACTGGCGGTTCCGAGGCAGGCAATAACTGGCTTGGCTATATCATGCATCACGTCCCGGCGCCGGTGCTGGCCGTGCAGCCGACCGTCGAACTGGCCAAGCGTTTCTCACGCCAGCGCATTGATCCATTGCTGGAGGAAACGCCGGCACTCCGGGACCGCGTGGCCCCCGCCCGCGCGCGCGACAGCGGCAATACGATGCTGTCCAAGGAATTCCCGGGCGGCATTCTCGTGCTGACAGGCGCCAATAGCGCGGTCGGGCTGCGATCCATGCCGGCCAGGTTTCTGTTCTTGGACGAGGTGGATGCCTATCCCGGTGACATTGAAGGCGAAGGCGATCCGATTGCATTGGCCGAGGCTCGGGCGCGCACCTTCGGCTGGCGCAGGAAGGCGTTTCTGGTCTCAACGCCGACCATCGCCGGGCGCAGCCGGATTGAACGGGAATACGCGGCCTCCGACCAGCGGCGCTATTTCCTGCCCTGTCCGCAATGCGGCGCGATGCAATGGCTGAAATTCGAACGCCTGATCTGGGAGAAGGGCGACCCACGCAGCGTGCGCTACCATTGTGAAGATTGCGACACGCCGATTGAGGAACATCACAAGACCGCCATGCTCGCCGCCGGCGAATGGCGGCCGACGGCATCGGCGGAGAACCCGCACACCATCGGCTTTCACATCTCGGCGCTTTATTCGCCGGTCGGCTGGTTGTCCTGGGAGCAGATCGCGCGTGATTGGGAAGCAGCGCAGGGCAAGGCCGAGGATCTGAAAACCTTCCGCAATACAGTGCTTGGCGAGACCTGGCAGGATCGTGGCGAGGCACCGGATTGGGAACGACTGGTGGAACGGCGCGAGGATTTCCGGCTTGGTGTTGTGGCGCAGGACGCGCTGGTGCTGACGGCGGGCGTCGATGTGCAAGATGACCGGCTGGAATGCGATATCTGGGCCTGGGCGGAGGGCTATTCCTCCTGGCTTGTCGATCACATCGTCATTGCTGGCAGCCCGCGTGACCGTGCGCCTTGGGATGCGCTGGCGGAATTGCTGGCACGCGATTGGCCGCGCGCGGCTGGCGGCGCGATCCGCATTGCCAAGGCGTGCGTTGATACGGGAGGGCGCGATACGGCGGCGGTTTATGGCCATCTCCGCCGGCTGCGCGATCCTCGCATTGCGCCGACCAAGGGGGTCGATGGTTGGAATAGGGCTCAGCCGGTGCAAGGCCCGACGCCTGTGGATGCGCTGGTAGATGGGCGAAAGCTGCGGCGCGGCTTGAAGCTTTGGACGGTGTCAGTTTCGACCTGGAAGGTTGATCTCTATCGCCGACTTTGGCTCGGGCGCGGCGAGGCGGCGGAATTCCCACTTGGCTGGGTGCATTTGCCGCAGGGGATTGAGGTTGAGTGGGTCAAGCAGTTGGTGGCGGAGCAACTGCATCAGGTGAAGGACCGGCGCGGCTTTGTGCGCCAGGAATGGGCGAAGCTGCGCGATCGGAATGAGGCGCTGGATTGCGCGGTGCTGGCGCGCGCGGCGCTGTGGTTGCTTGGCGCCGATCGTTATGGCGAGCGGTTCTGGCATAGGCTGCGCGAGGACATCGCGAATGCGCCGGTGGAAAGACAAGCCGTCCAGACTGCCGCGCCGCTTGCGGCGCCAAACCCTGAAACACCGCCAATGATGCGCCGGCCCGGCTGGCTGGCGCCCCGTGGCGGTTGGTTGCGCTGAATATTTTCAGGAGAAAATCATGAGTAACGGGGAACTCCACGCGCGCGAGCGCGAGGATCTGTCGCTGCATGTCGAGCGCTGCGCCGAGCGCTACACGGCGGTGCGTGCGGAGATCTGTGGCCTGCGCAAGCAGACACGCCGGATTGAAGGCGCGATCTGGGGCATCGTCGCGGTGCTGATCGCGCTCGGCGCGGGTGGGGCGCAAATCCTGCCGATCCTGCGCGCCCTCTCGCGCGCCGCTGGCGGGTGAGCACCCTTGGACCCTGCAACCCTCGCCTGGGCGCTCGCGCAGCCTGCGGGCAGCCGCGCAGCTGTCCTGGCCTCCGCCTATACCGGCGGCGTCACGCGCGTGACCTTCGAAGGCCGCACCGTCGAATACCGCAGCCTGGATGAATTAGGCCGCGCGATTGCTGCGCTTTACGGCGCGGAGAATGCCACCGCACGGCGGCCGCCCGTCACACTCGCCAGCTTCACAAGGAACGCATGATGAAGCTTCACCTGCGCGCTGCCTGGCAGGCCCTCAGGGGTTACGCGGCCGCGCAGGAGAACCGCGCATCGATCTGGTCGCCCTCAGGCGGCAGCGCGAATGGTGAGGTCGGTATGGCCGCCGCCAGTGTCGCGCGGCGCGCGCGCGATGCTGTGCGCAATGACCCCTATGCCGCGCGCATCGTGGATCTCTGGACCGGCAATGCAGTCGGTGCGGGCATCACGACGCGCTGGCCAGAGACGGCGCATGGCGCGGCCTGGCTGTCCTGGGCTGAAAGCACGGCCTGCGATGCGGAAGGCAAGCTTGATCTTTACGGCCTGCAGGCGCTGGCCATGCGTGCGATCGTCGAAAGCGGCGAATGCTTCATCCGGCTGCTGAGCGTGCCGACTTCGCCGCGGAACCCCATCGGCCTCAGCTTGCAGGTGCTGGAAAGCGATCATCTGGATACGGCGCGAAATGGCGTGGTGGATGGCGCACCGACCATTCAAGGCATCGCGCTTGGGAATTTTGGCGAGCCGATTGGCTATTGGCTTTTCCCCACCCATCCCGGCGCCTGGATGCTGCCTGGCGCGCGGCTGGCGAGCAATTTCATCCCCGCGCGCGATGTGTTGCATGTGTTTCGTAAGCGCCGGCCTGGGCAATTGCGCGATGTCTCCTGGCTTGCGCCAGTGCTGCTGCGGCTGCGTGACCTTGGCGATTACGAAGCCGCGTTGCTGATGAAGGCCAAGATTGAGGCCTGCCTCGCTGCCGTGGTGACGGATGATGGCGAGGAAACACTCACGAAACCAGGCGACAGCAACCCTGGCCTGCTCCGCGATGCACAAGGCCGCGCGGTGGAAAGCTTCGAGCCGGGGATGATCCTCTACCGGCGCGGCCATGGCGAGGTGAATGTGGTGAACCCCTCCGGCGGTGGATCGCATACCGCCTTCGCGCGACGTTCGCTTGAAGCCGCTGCTGTCGGCGCGGGCCTGACATACGACCAGGTCTCCGGCGATTTGACCCAGGCGAATTACTCCAGCCTCCGCGCCGGCAAGATCGAATTCCGCAGGCTGTGCGAACAGGTGCAATACGGCATGCTGATCCCGATGCTGGTGCGGCCTATCGCCGAGCGCTTTCATGCGCAGGGCGCGCTGGTCGGGCTTTGGGCGGATGCCATGCCGAAGGGGGTCGCGCATGTGCCGCCGGCGCATGAGATGATTGATCCGCTGAAAGACACCACGGCTTTGATCGCCCAGGTGCGTGCGGGCTTTGTCCCCCAGCCTGAGGCCGCCGGTGCCTTTGGCTATGATTTCCGCTCGGCGGTCGAGATGATCCGCGAAGCCAATGCAGCGCTCGATGCGGCTGGCATCTCGCTTGATACCGATCCGCGCCGTGTCGCCAAATCCGGCGGCGCGCAGGACGCAGCGCAAATGGCGGCGGTGGAAATCGCCGCAACTGGCGCGGCCGGATCAACAGCGCCAACGCCGGCAGATACCCAAACAGCATAGGGCTCACTATGACCGAAACCACCGACCCAGGCGGGAGCGATCCCGCGCCTGTTGATCCCGCTTTGCCCGATCGACTTCCCCCCGAAGGGCAATCGATCACCGCCCGCCGCGCCATCACCGCGCCTGCGACCGTCGATCGTGCCGCACGCACGGTCGAGGTCGTGTGGTCCACCGGCGCGCGGGCACGCAACTTCGTGCCCTCCCTCGGCGGCATCACCGAGGAATTGGATATGTCGCCCAATGCGGTGCGCATGGCGCAGCTCGGCTCTGGAAATGCACCGGTGCTGAATACCCATCGCAGCAGCGATGCGCGGGATGTGCTGGGCCGCGTGATTGCTGCCCGGCTTGAAGGCGGGCGCGGCCATGCGCGGTTGCAATTCTCTGCCGCCGCCGATGTTGAACCGCTCTGGCAGCGCATTGCCGATGGCACGTTGCGTGCCGTCAGCATCGGCTATCGCGTGCATCGCTATGACCAGCGCCCCGATCCAGTGAGCGGCGAGATGATCTACCGCGCCGTGGATTGGGAACCCTTCGAGATCTCCATCGTGCCCATCCCGGTTGATCGGGATGCGCAAGTGCGTGGTGCGGCGCCGCAGGGCACGCCGTCCTTCGCCATTGAACCCGCCCTGCCTGATGAGGAAATCCCCATGACCGAGACGACGCCGGAAACCCCGGCAGCCCCTCCGGCGCCGCCTGCCGCGTCGCCGCCCGTAACCACCACGGTGGAAACACCGCCTGACCTTGAGGCTTTGCGCAGTGAGGCACAGCGCGCAGAGCGTGAGCGTATCTCCGGCATTGATGGCGCGATTGATGCCGCCCGCGCCCTGGTCGGCACAGAGACCGCCGCGCATATCCGGCGTGAGGCTGTCGAGCGCGGCTGGCACCCGGATCAGGCGCGCCGTTCTCTGTTTGACGCCATGGTGAAAACTGCCGCACCGCCCTCCGTTCCGGCGCGGCCGGAAACCGGGCCAGGGCATGACTCGCCCTCGGAGATCCTGGACGCAATGGCCGAAGCCTTGGCCGCGCGCAGCATGCCGGGATACCAGCCGCAGGGTGCCGGGCGCCATGCCGAATTCATGGGCTGGCGGCCTTCGGACATGATCGGCGAATTGCTGAGGGTCCGCGGCGAACGCAATGTGCCGCGCAACCCCACACTGCTCGCCGAGCGCGCCTTTCACACCACCTCCGACTTTCCGCTGCTGCTCTCGGCTGCGGCGAACAAGATGCTGCTCGCGGCCTATCAGCCGGCGGCGCCGAGCTATCGGCAGATCTTCCTCCGCCGCGATTTCCGGGACTTCAAGCCGCACCGCCATCTGCGTGTCGGGGATTTCCCGACCCTCATGCCGCTGATGGAGAATGGTGAAATCCAGGCTGGCACCATGTCGGAAAGCCAGGAAATCGTCCTGCTGCAAACCTTCGCGCGGCGCATCCGTGTGACGCGACCCATGCTGGTGAATGACGACCTGGGGGCCTTCACCGACTTCGCTGCCGCGATTGGTCGGCGCGTGGCGGATTTCGAGAATGCCACGGCCTATGCGCTGCTCAATCAGGCCAATGGCGATGGCCCGACACTGACGAACGGCCCGGCTGCGGTCTTTGGCACGGCGGCCGCGCGGTTGAATAAGGCGGCCGCAGGCAGTGCGCTGGATATCAACAACCTTGCCAATGGTCGCGCTGCGATCCTACGCCAAAAGACGCTGGACGGCCTGCCGATTTCGGTCGGCAATGCCATGAAGCTGCTGGTGGGCCCGAGCCTTGAATTGCCCGCGCGGCAATTGACGGTGAGTGTTGGCGCCACGCAGATCAGCCACGCCAATATCTATGCCGGCTTTGTCCAGCCGCTGGTCGAACCGCTGATCCCGAATAATCGCTGGTACCTGTTTGCCGATCCGCCCACCGCGCCGGTCTATGTCTATGGCTACCTGAATGGCGCAGAGGGGCCGCAA